GGGGGAGAGGGTGTTGACGAGATAGGAGCGGTCTTCCGGGGCGGGCGTCCAGTCGGTGGCTTTTGATCCTTTTTCGAGCTTCATGTGTTCGTATTTTAGGCTGTTTCCAGCCGTGCTTCCGGCAACGCCTGCATAGATTAATAAGCTCAAGGCGGCGCTGCTGGGTGGCGGGGTAAACGAGATTTGCTGCTTGCTATTGGACACATTTAAATACATCGTTTGAATGAGTTTTGCGTTATTTATATCATAGATCAAAACGGATACCTTGGTTGCGCTTCCCGAAATGACGGAAATTTTGCCTACGCTAAACGTGTATTGCGTATTTTCTAAGCCTGTGTATAGGTTGTTATAATACCAATCACTCGTGGAATTGGCAGTTAAAGTTCTTGATACACTGTCCTTAATATAATTCCGGCTTCCAATTTGCAGCCCATTGATCCCGCTCGTCAAATCCCCCTGCGTCGCCACCTGGTTCCCCGTGATGCTTAAGCTTTTGACGTTGAGGGAGACGTCGCCCTGTGGGGATATTTTCAGGGTTTCCGTCCCGGATGCATTGGTAACAGTTAGCCCCCGCACATCGAGATAATCCGCAGTCAGCTTGTAGACGTGGAGTACGTTGAGGATTGCAATGCCGTCCTTGGTCACTCCGTATTGCCAGACGGGCTCCCCATCGTTCCATCCGCTATCAGTCCACGCATATCCCCCGGCGTTCCGGGTGTAAATGTACTGAGAATCTTCAAGCGTAGGTTTATCGTGCCAGTAAGCGGTAACGGACATGTCGGGGTTTACGGTTGTCGTGCTATAAAGCCCCATGCTGTTTGCCATTGTTTCGTTGAGTTCCAAAGCGGCTTGTTGCATGGCGGACAACTTGCGGTTGGTCTGCGCCTTCATACGCTCTAAAATGGCCCGTTCTTTTGATGTAAGGGTTGCAGGGGTTGCTTAGCCATTTCGCTGCGTGGTCTCGCCTTTGGCAGCTATGGCAGATGCTCCATTTAATTTAATCGTGTGATCTGTAATAATTGAGACATGCTCCACGCCATCCTTATCCTCATAGATAATTTTATCAAGCGGCCACAGGTGAGGATATCCCATCGTCGTGCAGGTGTAAGGACGGTATGTAAAGCCATCTATTTTGGCGCGCAGTGCATCACATAGATTTTGTAAATTGTCTTGCGCAAGAAGGTTTCCTTCAATGTTCAACGCATATACATCGTTGCCCGACTGATAAACTGTCCCCGTTTCATCATTTGCCACGATTTGCATGCCTGTAATTGTGATATCGTTTTCTTGCATATCGGAGGTAAAACGGTCTGAGGGCGATATTCGGGTTGTCGTATCCGCATACCATGTCAATCTGAGTTTCCCATCCCAATCAATCCAAGCGCAAGTACCGGCCAATTCCGCAATCCATTCAACAACCTGTCTATAAGTCAATCCGTCCGATTCGGGGCGTTTCGGAGGCGAATACGTTGCGTTTATAAGGCTACCCGATGTTGTTGCTAGAGGTACGCCGCATTTCAAGCATGCGTCAGAAAGGACCTGGTACAGAGATGCCGGATAGGCCGTAGTTGTATCATACGACCGGTTGAATCTAGCCATGCGGTCGAGCGCAGTAATTGAGATAGTAGACAGTTTGCGGGGCTGCTCGTCGATTGTAAAGTATCCTATGGGGATATATTCAACTCCGCTTCCAACGGGGACAGAAAAACGTACAAACAGCTCCGCGCCCTCAAAAACGAACCCGTCAAACCGCCCATCATAGTTTTGCAGTGTGGCCTTGAACTCGGAAGCTATCGCGGTACCGATCTCTATTTTCTCCCCAGCCACGCAGCGCCGGGTTATTGTGATATCCCCCACAAAATCAGATTCCGTTAAATTCAATTCCCCACCTGTTCCATTAACGTGAATAGAAATCCCTTGTGGCGCGTCTGATTGCAGTACCGCAAGGGCTTCCGACGAAATGTTATACAAAATATCACTTCCCGCTTCGTTTGATGATGGAAAACTCTAAGCTTTCCCATTTATCTAATTCGCTGTTGTACATTGGCGACGTGCGGTCGCTCACGTAAAACTCAGACGTAAGAAAATCCCCTGCTTTTGCATCCAGATATTCAAGCCTGATATATTCTTTATCAAATTGTTTCAGCAGCCGCGAAAGTTCAGAGGTGGTAAGAAACTCCCATCCAACGTTTAGAGAAACTGTTTGCCCCACTTTTCCTTTGTGCATCACCGTATCTTCTGTACGCCCTGCGTCAGATTTTGAAACATCACTGAGAATGTATTCATATTTTGAGGGACATTTTACTTTTTGACCGTCTACCAATCTGATAGGATTATCTCCGGGAGTAAACATTTTTTCTCCTGCCCTTCGTGTATATAAAAAGCGCCTACCCCGGTGGGATAAACGCTTTCGTTATTTTATCTATGCCTGCGCGGCTGTCAACACCGGAGGTACACGCTCCAATATCTTATACATTGCGGTTTCGTTTTTGATCCAGTCCCCAATCTCCTGCTGATGCACGATAACCGGCATGCGGCTGTGAATTTCCTGAACAGACTGGTTTGCATCCGTGGTGAGGATCACATACCTTCGCTCATTGCCGTAATCATTGTAAATTCCGGCCATATACAATAATGACTTCCCAGATTCACGAAACAAGTACTTTTGTTTCCTCGCGTCTTTTGTCCACTCGAAAAATCCTGTGCTCGGTATCACACACCGGCGTGTAAGCAAACTCTCGCGAAATGTCTTTTTATCCAGCGCCGTTTCCGCGCGGGCGTTGATAATAACGCCGCTTTTGCTGCGGAAGTTGGGAAATCCCCACACCGCCACATCCGGTAGTATATTGTCTTGGTCAGCCAGCAACACCGGCGCGGGATTTGTGGGGTAAATTTCACCGGTTTTGAACTCTGCGTCCGGATGCCGCCGCGTGATTGCATTCACGATATCCCGTATTTCCTGCTCGTCGATTGATATTGTGTATCTTCCGCACATCTGCTTCACTTCCCTTCTACAAACCAGCGGTTTTCCTCCAGGAAAAGGTTGGTTTCCGTCCGGCCGATCCGGACACGATAGCGAATTCCAGCGCCGCCCGCTTTGAGCGACGCGGCTTTCCGCACATCCTTAATTTGATCGATCTCATAATGCGTGCCATCCTCCCAAGTGATTACCTTGGGTTGGGCATAACCGGTAGGCGTCATCTCAGCCAATACACTGACGTATACCTTGCGCCTGATATCCTGCATCCCTATCATCCCTCACTGGTTTATAAATATCCCACCGGATGAATGGTATGGTCTTCATAGGGATTGAATTGTGTCAAGGTCTTGTCTTTTAATAATGTCGCCCTTTGTACCGCGAAATTCCCGAAGCGCTGCTTTAGACCGTCAACCGCCCTGTCCAGCGCCTCCAGCTTTTCGCGCTTGCCTTCATCCGTATAGAAATCCAACTGCGTACAAATGCTGTCATGCTCAAAGTCTGTCACGCTTACGCCGATGCTGCGAATCGGCCGTTCCCATCGGTAATTCGCTCGAAAGAGTTCCATTGCTTTTTCTTCAATTTCACTGCTGATGTTGGTGTAGTGCGGTACTTTTCCCTGCCGTGTAAAGGAGGACAGCGCATTATCCCGCACGGAGATGCACACCGTTCGGCCCTTGTACCCGAGCTCCCGCATCCGGCGCGCCACACTCTCCGCCAGCACATAATAGACCAGCTTCACATCCTCATCGGTTTCAAGATCACGCGGGGTGGTCGTGCTGTTGCCTACTGATTTAATGACTATCTCGCTGCCATAGGGGCTGACCGGGGATTGATCGTTACCAAGCGCAAACTGTTTGAGGATCAAGCCGATTTTGCCGAATATCCCATGCAGGGTACTGTCCGGGGCGGTTGCAAGCTCTCCGATGGTGTAAATGCCGTAATTTCGAAGCTTACGCATCGTTGCCGCGCCGACGTAGAGCAGGTCGGATGCCGGCAGCGGATAGACAATTGCCTTGTAGTTGCTTTTTGACAGCATCGTCAGGCCGTGCGGTTTGCGGTAGTCGCTGCCCAACTTCGCCGTTACCTTGTTCCAGCTCGCGCCGATGCTGACCGTAATACCGAGTTCTTTCCAGATGCGCTGTTGTATCTCTTTTGCCAGCGTCTCGCTACGTCCAAACAAGCCCTCGCTGCCAGTTACGTCGATCCAGCACTCATCAATGCCAAATGGCTCTAACTGGTTCGTATACTCCAGCAGGATTTCCCGCACCAGACGGGAGAATCGGACATACAGTGGAAAATTCGGCGGAAAGATGATAAGGCCGGGGCATTTCCGTTTGGCCTGCCAGATGGCTTCCCCGGTCTTGACCCCGTATTGCTTGGCAATTTCATTTTTCGTCAGGACGATGCCGTGACGCTGTTCCGGATCCCCTCCAACGACAACTGGTTTGTCTCTGGCTTCCGGATGATGCAAACACTCCACAGATGCATAAAATTTGTCGCAGTCGACATGCATGATTGAGCGTTCCATTGTTCGCCTCCGCAAGAACGTTTGTTCTAGTATATGATAGTTCCGCGAAGTCGATTCGTCAAGCGTTATGTTTTTCCAGTGGTGGGGCTTGCAAAATATTGTAAAATAGGCGTGGATCGTGTATTTTTGATGTCGGGCTCCGCGTGGAGCGCGGATTGAACATTTCACCTGCTCCTTAATATTAATTTTTTGCATATAAAATCCCCGCGCCGCTTATCGTGAAGCGGCGCGGGTTTACTTATTCAAATATGTGTTTACGAGTTTATGTCAATATACATTGCTGTAATTTTAGGTATTGAAATTTGTTGCCCCATAACGGATTCGTATGTTTCCAATCCATCTGCCATACCGTAAAAGGTTATAATGTCTTCTTCTAATATCCTCCCTCCTTCTTCGGACGCAGGAAGATATTCCACGTAAACTGTATCATCGTATAATCCATACTCGTCTTTTGTGACATTAACCCTGAGTGCATGGCCACTTCCGAAAAGACCGTCCATCACTTGGACTACCTCCCCGGTAAACTTGATACTCTGACCTTGGTATTTTTCTGGATATCGCGCTAGTTCTTTATAAGATATTTTTTTACAACGGTTTTTATACGCCTTTTCAGGGTTTTCTGTAGGAGCTGTTGATTTAGGCTTTTCCGTTTCAGCCGCTTTAGTTTGTTCATTTGACTTATTTGATTCAGTTTTGTTTACTACCGCTGGTGTAATACTTGGGTCTGTGCCGCTAGGCTCTGTCTCTGCGCCATCTCCAGTAGATATACCACCCACAATAAATAATACCACACAGACTGCAAGTGCAATCCCCATAGATTTCACATTGCGCTTTTTGATGGCTGATACAATCAAATTGATTAAGTAAACAATGACCCCAATCAATGATGCTACAATTAAGCTCATTCCGAATTCCTGAAATATGGCAAATAGTAATATCCATACTGCCACCATAGCTATCGCTATCTTTCCCCATGTAGGAATTTTCTTTTTCGGTTTTTTAACCGATTCTTGTGTGGCAGTGCTTACAGACTGACCATTCAGCGTAGTTTCGGCTTTTTCTTCTTGGGTAGGCGCTCCACAATTCGGGCAAAACTTTCCGTCTGTGTGCGTTCCGCATTTTTGACAATACATTCTATTCCCTCCTTAATTTCTTGAATTTACTATATCATATCAGGATTATTTTGTCTATATTTAAAGAATAAGAATGTAATTTGACCGGCATTATATCCCAAATGCCGGCCTTCCTGTTGCCAATGCTTCCCGTTTGCCTCCGCGAACGGCACTATTGTAAATCTTATCATCTCCAATCTGAACGCACGGGTCAATGCGCTTTACATCATTTCGTAGCGCCCGCACCTCTGAAATCAGTTGACGAATCAGCGCAGAATTTGCGCGGTCGGCATCACTTGACCCCGCTGTATTCGCCCTTATCTCTGCGCCAGAGTAGTTTACTCTGTTTTGCGGAAGCCTGAATTGATCTACGGTCACAGTTGGGATAGCTGCATAACTCTCCATCTCATTTACGATCTGTTCAGCAAGCTTTTTCAGCCACCCAAGGTTCCTTTCAAGGGGGACAATGGCCTCTGCGCCCGCTTCCCCCGCGCCTATAAACTGAGCACGATCCAAAATGCCGCCTGTGGCCAACCATCGCACTTTTAACTTCGGTATTACAGTGGGAAGGTTCAGCGCTTCGAGAGCCTTCTTAATCAGGCCAGATGTGTTGAACCCGTCTTTGTTATCCCAATACATGTGTGGGGTTTTAATTTTAGCCCTCCATCCCTCGAAGCGTTTTTTCAAGTCGGCAAGCACTTCTTTTGCACTGTCGAGAATTGAGTTGAACTTATCTTTCCAATACTTCTTTGTGAACTTTGGCGCCCACTCGGTGTTCCACCATTCTTTAATATTGTTTCCCCAAAACGAAAACACATTTTTGATTTCTTCCCATTTTTCAGAAGCACCCGTCTTTATATTTTCCCACGTCTCCCTGGCTCTCTTGGCGATATCCTCTCCCCATACCTGCCAGTTCTTTTTAATCTCTCCGGTTTCAATATTGATGTACTTTGAGGTTTCGCCTAGGTTTTTCTTGACGCTATTAAGCACGCCATAATAGGTATCATCGGCGGTTCCTTTTTGCTCTTCTTTGTGAGCTTTCGCCGCCGCCTCAAGTTCTTTGTACTGTTCCTCAGTGATGATTCCGGCCTCTTTTTGTTTTTTTGCATAGAATATGGTCTTTTCGTACTCGGTTTCAGCGGCCTTCACCTTTTCGTCGTGTGTTTTTTTTGCGTTTTTGATAATCTCACTGGCTTGTTCAAGGGAAACGCGAGTGGAGTTTTCTTTCATGCGGCGCATGATTGCAAGGGATTCCGCCTCGGTTTCAGAAAGGGTTTCAATTCCTGTTGTCTGCATTTGTTCTTGCAACTGCGCAATTTTTTCTTTTTCGTCCTCACGCAATTTTCGGTTATCTTTAGCAGCAGCTTTCATAATCGCATTGATTTGAGATTCTGCATCTTGCGTTTTCTGCTTCTGCTGCTCATAATATTTATCGGTAGAGGAAACCAATTGCTGATATGCTTCACTGCCTAAATTATCTTTGAGAGGTTTTAAATTTGCAAGCGCCTCGTTGTGATCAGCGTCCAGTTCCTTGACGATGGTTTCCCTAATCGCTTTAACCTTTTGCGCAATGCTATCAACATCCTCCTGCTTAACAATTTTATTTCCCCAATCAATGGTCTTTATTGCATCATCCAGAGTACGGAGTTGCTGCACAAACGGCTCAACCTTCGTTTTGGTAACATTGCTGATGCTATCTTGAAATAGGTCTACAGGCTGTATGTAATCCTCAGCAGCATATCCAACGCCGCGAATAGCGAGCGTGATGGCCTCAAAGCCCAGCAGGATAGCACCTACTACTTGACCGCCAGGTATAAACATGGCGGCTATACCTGCTATCGTAATCCCCAAATCTCCAAAATCAATATCCAGCGCATCTAATGCTGAGGAGATTTCATTCCTGACTTCCTCGGGGAAGATGTAGTTATAAAGCCCTGTAAACTTTTCTTTAATCCAATTTAGTGCTGTTTTCGCACCGTTTAAAAAACCGTCCCAAATCGTTTTGAGCCCTAATCTGAATTTTTCGCTTTTGGTGTACAGCTCGGTAAATCTCGCTACACAAATAAGAACTGCCGCCGCCACGCCTGCAACTGCTCCGCCAGATAGTCCAAGCTTTTCTAATACGCCCTTCAAGCCCTTTACGCCTAAAATCAATTCCAACCCGTGGAAAATTGGTTTTCCTATTTTCCACATTGCAAACGCTATTCCGATAGTCGTAACCACCGGCAAAATCTTTTCAAGCTTTTCTTTTAGTTTATCCGCCAACGCCCCGAAGTTTGCTATCGGCCCGGTGTCCACTTCGTATCCCCATCCTGGATCATAACCCGCGCCGCCCCCTGAAGAGGTTTTGATGTTGTTTTCTGCCGGGGCCTGCAAGCGGTTGATTTGGTCGATGGGAAGCAAGGATTTTTGAGCCTTCTTCCCGGCTTTCTCCGCAGAATCTCCGATTTCATCCTCTGCCGCCGCAATTCCGTTATAGCCATTGATAACCTGCTTCTGCTTTGCGATCTCCGCATCGTAATCCATGCCCATTTTGCTGTATGTCCACTTGGCAAGCGCGGTTCCCGCTCGCTCGATCAATACGGCAAATGCATTCAGCCAAGGAAGCGCCGCCTGGATCACGGGAATAAATGCCTGTCCCAAGCTTCTTTTTGCTGCGTCAATCCTTTGTTTTAAAACGCGAAGCTGGTTCTGTACGCTTCCAAGCGTATTTGCCATGTCGCCTTGCGCGTTTTTAGACTGTTCCATTAAAGCGATTCCGCGCGCAACATATTTTTGCTGTTCGTTTAATTCCTGCCCGTTTTTGACCAGTCCATTGCGCCATGCAGCCTCTTTGATGGTTTGTTCGGTAATGACAAAGCCATACTTTCGAACGGCCCTTCCCTGCCCTGTGAGGGCTGATTGCAGGTTTTCATAAGCCTGCTGCGGGTCTACGTTGTAGAGGCTTGCCATGTCGTTTGCAAGCATCGTCATGCTTTTGCTCATTCCGTATGCCGTGCTCTGGCCTACGCCAACCGCTGTTCCGATCTGCTGGAAAGTTCCCAACATATCCTTTGTGATATATTCATCAAGGCCAAGGTTATTTTTTAACCGCACGGCGAATTGCTCCGCGTCGTTTGCCATGTTCCCAAGGGCAACCCTGAAAAGGTTCTCGGTTTCCGGCGCGGCAATAGCGGATTGAATCCCTTCTTTGATCGTTGAAGTGACCGCCCGCATTCCACCCCAAACAACAGTCATCATAAGGGCCCTCTTTATGTAGTAGCCCATGCTCCCGAAGTCTTTTTGGGCCGTTTTGGCGGTTTTTTTAATTTGATTTTCGTATCTCTTTGCTTCATCAGTTGCTTGGCTCGTTGCGGCCGCGACTGCCTGCGCCGCTGCCCGACCAACAGGGCCAAGCTTTCGGAGGGCCGCAATCACTCGATTCGTCTCTTGCTTCATGCGAGATATATATTCTATCTGCGCTTGCGCCTGTTTTGTAGCCTCTTGCGTCTGAGATGCCACATTACTTCCCAACCAATTTCCCTGTATGGACGCCATGAGGTTTTCATATGACATTTTGTCTTGCATATAAGCATTGAGAGGCGCAGTAGGGGTTAGCACTTTACCCTCTTTACCCAAATCAGCGCTTCTTTGCTGAATCGTTGTATGCGTTGCCGCGTTCTTTGCGCGTTTTTCGGTTTCCTGTATGATCTTGTTCAGATCACCATATTGATCCGCAGCAGCCTTTGCCGCTGCCTGAATCTCCTTATTGGATTTCTTCACGGCCTCCGCCGCTTTGGAGACCGAAGGCGCGATTGTTTTTGCCTGACTGGACATATTGGACAAACTGGCGGCTCCGATTTTTTGTAATTCGGGCTGGACTTTTCGTAGCTCTTTTAATGCTTCTTCGACTTTCGCGCGGACAATGATTTCTATTTCTTCGACCGTTACCGCCATATAATCACCAGATTTCATCCAAAATGAAGGGGAAGCCCCTTACGGAGCCTCCCTTATGCGTCAAGGAACGCTTTCCATGTCTGAACAATCGCCTTTTCTTTGCGTTCCGGGGGGATATTTTGATTTGGCTCTTCAAAGAGTTCGGGATACATCTTTTTGAGCGTCAAATTCTTCGGTTGTTGTGAAAATGCGTTTATGACTTGGGACGCAAGCCCGCTTAATAGAATCGCCTCATACCTGAATTTGTCTTTTTGGCGTTCGTGATACGCTTCAATGTATTCGTGCACTTCGAAGAGTGACATTTCCTGGAATTCAAGCGGCTTGACCCCGCATTTGTATGCTTCCGGACGTATCGCAGCAATTAAACCGCGCCAATTATTGCATCCTTCGCCATAGTATTCACCGCAGAGTTCACAATCTGTTCCAGATCGAGCGCCGGTGCTTTCATTTCCTCCTTCAGCTCCTCTACGGTGTAAATTTTTTTGAAAAAACCGCCGCCATTTGCCTCCTGAATCAACTCTTCGTATAACTCATAGATGGTCTTTCCCTCAGTCCTGCATTCGTCAATAAGGTCAAAGGCATCGTCCAAACTGGAAACCTCTTTTGAAAATGTGAATAGGGCCGTTGCCAGTATCTTAACGTTAGGACCTGCCGCCGCACGTTTCCAAAATTGAATTGAATCCTTGATCCCAAATTTTTCCTCAAACACTGCCATGCTCCGGGTGGTGAGGCGGATTTCCACAGTATTCTCTTTTGTTGTAATAACCATTGTTTTTCTCCTTTACTCTCACAGATCGGCTGACGGAAGCCCTTCGGTTTCTTCAACCTTGCCATCCTTGTAAATAGTGATCGTGTCCTTGATCATGTCACCGTCTGAAATTGCGTCTCCCGCAAGATGGAAGGTCCCAGGGAATTTATACGTTAACGGTTTGCCACTCTCGGCTGCTGTTTCGTCCGGAAGCTTTACAAAAAACCACACGCGCGTATGGCTTTCTGAAATCGTCTTTAATTCCTTGTGCTGCTCTGCAACATATAAAACCGGAACTTCCAGAGGTTCACTTTTCTTTTTACCCGGTGTCGCAAATTCCTCCGAAGATTCAAGCGCCGTATAGGTAATCTGCTCCGGCGCGCTTTCGAGCTTCGGAATTTCCTGTACCATGAAGATTTGCTTCTTTTCTGCGCCGTCTCCACTCTTCGCATACCACAATTCTGTTCGCATTGTGCCCTTCGGCGTAGTCTTTGCGTCGGCATTAAATTCTGCCATACCATCAATTCCTTTCAATGTGATTTGTAATTGCATTCCAGCGGCCTTCAAAATATCCGCCGTAACGCCATTTGCCTGTGATTTCGTCCCTGTGAAGGGGCGTGTTGTTTGTGAGCTTCAAATTCAATCCTTGTAGCTTTTTTGACGTTTGATCGAATAGTCTAAGCACTTCTATCTGCCGGCTGCCCCATACCTCAACGGTGATTGAGAGGTCGCGCCCCGCATCAAGGTAAACTTCCTTTTGAAGCGGAGGCTGCACAACACAGCAAGGGAATTCCGCGCTGGCGCTCGGATTGGTGAGAATCACACGGTCTTTGCCGAAGCTTTCAATCTCCGAAATAGCGCCGGTTATCTTCCGCGTGATCCCTTCCGTGCTGAACGCATAGAGCCTCATACCACAGCCTCCCGGAATAGTTTGATGATTTCAACCGTAACGGCGTTCACTGTGCCCTCACGGTTTTGGAATGCGGCGGGGTGCATATAGGGATGCGGATACATTCCGTCGCATTCCCAATACTCTTGACCATTGATTTTGACTTTCGGATACCCGTACTTTTCAAACGACTTTGGAACCATCGAAACATGAATATACCACGGTATGCTCTTTGCACGCTTCAGGCGTATTGCTTCCGGGTTCCCTTGATCGTCAACCTTCAAGCCGGTTCCGAACTCAACATAAGGCGCAAAAGACGTAATGGACGTGTCAGTGAACACCCGGCCCGCCACTTCATTCCCATCGGCGTTGAGGATTTCAAATTTTATGGATTTTGCAACAACGCCGGGCGCAAGCCGAATTGCAATTCCGGCAGTGGTTTTTAAGCCTTTTTCCACGCCGCGACGAGCCGCTTCCGGCATTCCAGATATCGTCCTCGCGATCTTTTTTTCAAGCTCTTGCAGCCCATTTATTTTGATCTCAAACATGGTTCACCTCGTTTCAGCGCGGATAATAACCGTGGTTGGGTTCCGAAAGGGGTTCGCTCCAACAAACGAGGGGAGAACCTGCAAAACGCGGTACTCCCCCGCCCCATAGTCAGTGAACGGTTTACCTTCTTTTTCAAATGTCCCAATAGGAGAAGGGCGGCGCAAATAGATTGCGTCGCCCTTCTGGATTTCTGGAAGCTTCGTGAAGCGCAGCTTCGCAATTTCATCCACGTATTCCCCGAATGACTGAATATCCAGTTCGCTTCGGTCTGTCTGAATGTTTGTTTTTGTGCTTCTGAGATTGACGAAGTGTTGAAGAACTTCTCCTCCATCGTTGACGGAAACAGGGCTGCAATACCATATTGTCACAAGCGTACTGTTTTTCATAGTCTCGGCACCCGCAATCCTGCTCTTACGATTTCTTTGGATAATTTTTCTTCCGCATCCTCATAACTGAATGTCTGCCCACCCGCGCCGCTACCGGTCATCCCTTCGTCGCCACGCTTATT